GTCTCTAAACGATTTTTCACGATTCACTGTGAAACCAAAGTTTTCGAGAGCTGCAGCTACATCGTCAAACTCCCACGTAGGGACGATGATATCATCACCGTAGACAGCGGTTGCCCGCCAATCAATCCAATTCTTTGGACCTCCACGTAAGCGCCTCACGGCGTAAATAATGGCCAGAATGGTAAGAGTCATAACAGGGAACGTAAAACCGTTACCCATCGTGGAAAGCATCCCAAGATGAGTGTCCCGACCGTTGATTTTAGCGGAAGGAGACCGTGTTTGCTCAAAAAAGTTTACCCACTCAGAAGGCCACGCACTATGAATCATGGCACGGGCTTGTCCATCAGATGCACCTTTCAGATCCATTGTGGAAATAGTTCCCAAAACGGACCCGATTAGTGCGAGCAGCTGATTCTTCCGCTGCTGCGTCTTGATGTTCAAACCTATACCTGCCAGGGCTTCCTCGATAAACAACCCACCAGCAAGCTGGAGGGCCATGTTACCGGATGGCTCAGTAGCAATTGTGCGTACTGCATCTTCATTCTTTAAAACGGTTGTGAGCTTGGAACCTTGAACCCGCTTCAGACCACCCAATTCAGAGAGTGCATCAAAGCACTCGAAGTACGGTGTAGTCATGCGGATTTGTCGCAAATAAGGTTCACAAAGATCTGTGTGCGTCATCGGTTGGTCAATCTTTTCAGCTGCGCCGTGCCCCTTGACTTCGTTAGAAGCTTTCGGGCCGAATCGCCAGTTGTTAAGAATGAACTCCCGACTGAAGCACTCATCTGGAGCGCACATAATATCAACCCGTCTCATATGTTTATTGAGGACGAAATAGATAAATGAGCGAACCTCCCCGAGGATTTGCGAATCCAAAGTGGAAGGATCGAAGCAGATCGCTTTCATGTTACTAAGATGAAAGGACCTTATTGCTTCTTCAACAAGATGAGGTTTCACGTACGGTGCGCGTTTGCGCATCCTGTCCGATAGTCTGGACACTGCTTGAACGGTTGATTCCGTTCGGTCAGATACAAGTGACAGATCTGTAGCAAGATGGTTAAAGAAGGTTGTTAACCGTTCCTCATGCACCTTTTGGCTTACTGTTTTCAATGGTCGGTCGGACCGCGGTTTAACCCGTGGTCTTGACTTTCTTGGCGGAAGGGCCGGAGTTTTTACTTCCGGTAGTTCCTTCGCTGCGACACGTAAACCGACGTTCCTCAGGGATTTAGTCCTGAGAAACGCCTCCTTCAGACTTTCAGCCTGAGTATAATGTTCATCAACATATATACATTGGGTCACGGGGTAACTCCCTAGGTGTGACTGCTAATTCCGTCTAACTCCTACGCAAATCAACGCGAGAACGAAGATAACGGCTAGCTCAAGTGACATCAAACAATACCAGTAATACAAGTATCAGCTATACCTGCGGATTGTTGCGAGAGGATGCCGAAGTGGCAACTCAGTGCAGCACGCAGTTCTTCTGGCTCGTACGTATCAACGCCGGCGGGGACCTCGATCACAGTTGTGATCAGGATCTTTTGCGGGCTTTGATTCAAAGCAGGCGCGGCACCTTTGCGGGTGACGAGCTTGTACTGGTTAAAGGGGATGGACTTGATCACACCTGTGACTGGGTTCGCAGCAGGGAGCTGTTTAAGCACCTGCGGGCGATAGAACGTCGATGTAAACGGCTTTGAAACGCTGTTGAAGTCGACACCAGCCTGAGTCCCACCAAGAGCAGTAATAGCAAATTGCTTGCCATTTGGTGACGGGGCGAGGTCAGAG